CCAGATTAGAACGAACTTTTCCACTGATGATTGTTGGCTAAAGAACAACGGCACAATGTGCGACCGTGTCCCAAATTTTAAGCGTTATGACGGTAATATATACCTTGATATAGCATTGCCAAGTACGTACGACATAAACGAGCCGATACTAAACAAATCAACGCTTTACGACCTAAATGTAAATGAGCCGCTAGAAAGATATTTTGCAGACAATGGAGCGATACTGACGGGAGAAATGTATATTGATAACATTGCGGATTCAACCATATTTAGAACGCTTTATTCGTATCGTGGCAATGTGTACGAATTAATTGGAATAACGGATTACAACCTTGCGAGCGGAGGCAAAGCGAGATGTGAATTTATAAAACTATTACAACAATGGCAGACAACGTAGAGATATTAAATATTGATGCAACGGATAGCATCAAGACAATAGCACTGTTAAAGGCAGAATTAAAGGCATTCAAGGGCGAACTTGATAATGCAAAGGTAGGTAGTGAGCAATATAACAATGCTCTCAAGAACGTCAACAAGGTCCAAGACGAACTAAAAGAGGCTACCAACGCATCATCTTTGTCGCTTGAAGAGGCACGCACAAAGATAGACACTACAGACAAGAGCTATAACGAGCTTTCGGCAACGATGCGAGAGCTAAAGAAGGCATTTAAAAGTGCAACGGATGAAACGGCAAAGGCGGATATAAGCGCAAACATTGACAAAGTCAATACCAAGCTTAAAGACCTCGACGCTCAGAATGGTGACTTCTCTCGTAGTAGGAAACTACGCAGGAGGAATGAAAGAGGCTATGGATTCCTTTGGCGGTAGTGTTGGGAACGTTTCAGGAGCGTTTGGAAAACTGAAAATGGCATTTAACACGATAGTTGCACACCCTATAATGCTACTGATTGCAGGCGTTGTAATGGTAATTAAAGCTATCGTTGATGCTATCAAGAGAAACGAAGAGGCAACGATGTCGCTGAAAGAAGCGTTTTCAGCTTTCAATCCAGTCTTAGACGTTGTCAAACGTGGCTTTGAAGCGTTGGGAATGGTAGTGGTAAAGGTCATAGGCGGCATCGCGAAAGGTGTCGAGTGGATAGGGAAGATGTTATCAAACAGCTATGCCTCTGCCGTTGACAAGGCAAATAAATTATCCCAAGCAGAAAACGACCTCATAAAGCGTGAGCGTGCATTTACTGTCGAACGTGCCAAACTTGAGGCGGAAGTTTCCGAACTGAAAGCAAAGGCAGCCGAAAAAGATAAATACACGAACAAAGAACGCCTGGGATTTCTTGACGAAGCTATCAAAAAAGAGAAAAAGATAGCGAACGAGGAACATGCTATTGCAGAAGAGAAATTTAGAATAGCGAAAGCAAACGCCGAAAGAAGCGCAAATGATGCGGCGACAAATGATGCTTTGGCGGAAGCAGAAGCAAACGTATACAAAGCGAGGAAAGCACACTCTGACAAGACGAAGGAGATTGACGCTCAACGTGTTGAGGCTATCAACGCAATGAAAGCAGAAGAAAAGGCGGCAACGGCAGCAGTAAAGGCAGAGAACAAGAAAAAACAAGATGACGCGGAAAAACACCAAAAGGCTATGTTTGAAGCGTACCAGCAGGAAAAAGCAGACCGCGAGCGGTTCTACAACGAATTACAGGCACAAGATGAGGCGGAACAGAAACGACAAAAAGAAGAACGCCAGAAGATGTATGACGAAGCTATGAGTTTGAATTTGGGAATACCACAAGACATACAAGATGAGGCAACGGCAGAAACACAGGCATACTTTGACAAACTTAATGCGGAAATACAAGACGGTCTTAATATCCTGAATATGAACCGCTTACGCTCGTTCAGAGATGTCAATGCAGAGATAGCGAAATTACGTATAGAAGATTTTGCGAGCGAAGAGGAATACAAGGAAAAATACAAGGCGTTGCAGGGTGAGAAAATGGCAATAGCGAGCATGTATTTACAACAGACGGCAGGACTTATGACGGCGGTTTCCGACATAATGGAAAGTCAAGGAAAAAACGACCGAAAAAGTTTTGAAAATCAAAAGAAAGTGAAAACGGCTACGGCAATAGTAAACACGCTAGCGGCAGGCGTAAACGCTATGGCTTCCGTTCCATATCCCGCAAGTCTTATCGCGCTTGCCACTGTTGTGGCGACTGGTTTTGCAAACGTGGCGAAAATACAGCAGACGAAATTCGAGGGAGGCGGTTCTACGGGTGGAGCGTCAACGGGTGTAACCTCACCTGTGTCATCACAGGCGATAGTATCAGCTCCGAAAGTTGACAACACACTTGCGACCGTGCAAACAATATCAACCGACACAGCGAAACCACAGACGAATAAGGTATATATCTTGGAAAGCGACCTACAAGCGAGCGGAACGAAAGCCAATACCAGAGAAGCTGATAGCACGTTTTAATGACTTTTCGGAAAATTTTTATATTTAATCGAGAAAAATTCTTATATTTGAAGAGAAAACTTTGCAAAATGAATAAACTACCGATATACAACGCCGAAATAAAAGACGAACGAGACGGCATTATTGCTATCTCGTTCGTGGAAGAGCCTGCGGTGGAATCAAACTTTATGTTATTCGGAAAACAGATTCCTTTGTTTTTCGCCAACGAAGAGAAACGGAACATACTAGGCGTTATAATGCGTGCCGATTTTCCGATATACAGGCGTGATAAAGACGGCAACGAGTTCTATGTTACCTATTCGGCTGACACTATCGCCAAAATGGCACAAAAATACTTTGTGAGCGGGGCGGTTAACACGACCTCAATCAACCACAACGGAGAGACGTTGGACGGTGTTTCACTCGTTCAGTGGTACATTAAAGACACAGACAAAGGGATAGTACCCAACGGCTTTGATGACGTTAAAGACGGCTCATTATTTGCCGAATTTCATATCGAAAACGAAAATCTTTGGACGGCGTGCAAAGATGGAACTTTCAAAGGTTTTTCGCTCGAAGGTTATTTTACAACGGAAAAAACTAATTTAAAATCAGATAAAATGGAAAACAAAATTATGCAAAAAGTACGCGAGTTGTTAGTAAAACTCGCGAAAGTAACAACCGACAAAGGCGAACTATCATACGAAGGCGACCTTGAGGTTGGTACGGAGGTGGTAGATGCGAACGGTGTTGCCGTGTCAGATGGTGACTACACGCTCGAAGACGGTAAAATTATCGTAATCAAAGACGGTAAAGTAGAAACCATGAAAGAAGCGGCGGAATTAGAAGAAGAGGAAGTACCAGCCGAAGAGCCAACGGTTCCAAAAGCGGATTTTGACGCTTTGAAAGCGGATTTTGATGCTCTAAAAGCAGTAGTAGATGAATTAATCTCAAAGGTTGACGAGCTGAAAAAGCCTGTTGAAGAACCAATTGAAAGCAAATTTTCCAGAATGAGCGCAGGGAAAATCGAAACCTTACAGCAAAAATTAAAGGGTTTGAAATAATTTTTGACTTTTAAAAATCGCTTATATTTAAACAAAAAAACTATTATTAATTAAAATAAAAACACTATGGCATCATCATTTGACATATCGGCACTGCCAGAATATGTAAAGACAAACACCGACACGCTCCTTGCTAAGGCGGTGTTGGGAGCAAAAACAGCCTCTTTGATTAACATTCAAGAGGGAGTAAAAGGAAATACTAAGATTAACCTGCTAACGACCTCCGTACTTTTTGGCAACGGGTCGGCTTGTGGTTTCTCAAAGGCAGGAAGTTCAGCGTTTACACAACGCGAAATAGTGCCAGGATTAATCAAGGTAAATATGACTTTCTGCGACAAAGAACTCGTAAAGACTTATGCGAGCGAACTGGTAAGAATTGCAGCAGGTCAGGCACGTTTGCCATTTGAGGAGCAAATCATCGCTGACGTTGTAAAGAATGTTCAGAAAGCGAACGAAGTAGCAATCTGGCAAGGCAACAAAGACGTAAGCAACACTAACGAAAACACCAACAAATTTAATGGTTTCTTGACTATCTTAGATGGTGAAAATAGCGTTGTTTCTGTTGACTATTCAGACGCTTACGCTACAACTGCAACAAAGAAAGTAAACGCAATGATAGCGTCTATACCTGCTGAGGTTGCATCAATGGACGATGTTGTTATTTTCTGCTCGCCAGAGTTCTTTAATGCCTACGTTCAAGAATTGGTCGCATCGAACCTTTTCCATTACAATCCAGAAGACCAAGCAAACGGAGAAATTAAAATACCCGGCTTCAATCTTAAATTGGTTTCCGTTGGTGGATTGGCAGGAAAAGAAGATACGATGGTAGCAGGTTCTTTGTCAAACTTCTACTACGGAACAGACATTGCAGGCGACGAGACCGCATTCGACTTGTGGTACAGCAAGGATAACCAAGAATTTCGCTTGGCAATCAATTTTTCGGCAGGCGTGCAAGTTGCATTCCCTGACCAAGTGGTAGTAGGTAAAGCATAACATTTTAAGAGGGTGCGATTCCCCCTTATTTTTAATCATTAAAACGTAAAACAATGAGTTGCACATCACAAACATTAGCAGGACTTGTTCGGGATTGTTCGGCATCTCTCGGTGGTATTAGCGAGGTTTATATCGCTAATCACGGAGAAATAGTTGGCAAACCAACGATAACGACCGAGAAAGTTTCTGCAATAACAATGGCATCTGGAAAATACTTCAATAAGTATGAGTTCCGAGCAAACACGGCAAACGCCGTAACAACGTGGAACATAAACAACGAAACGGGTTCAAAATACACCTCAACCGACCTTGTGTTGAAATTCAACCGTTTGGAAACAACCAAGCGAGCTGAGATTATGGCTTTGGCTTTGGCTGATTTGGCTGTTATCTTCAAGGACGCTAACGGAAAATATTGGTATATGGGCTACGACGAGGCGGTTTCAATGACCACAGGCACGGCACAGACAGGCACGGCTAAAGCAGACGAGAACGGCTACAACATAACGCTCCACGATGAGCAGTTACAGTTGCCGTATGAGGTTGATTCAGCAGTTATAGCGACAATATTAAATTCTTAATTTTTCGCAAAAAAAAAGAGAGACGGGGAAGTTTTTGCGAACTTTCCCGTTTTTTTATATATTTACAAAAAAAACACTTATGCTTTACGTTACCTCACTCACAAATATACTGTACATTCCACGTTCAAAAGCGAGCGAAGAAACTACGCTACTGATGCAACTGCAAAGCGAGCAGGGTGGAGATGTTACTACGTTGCAGTTGACAGACGTAGGAAATAGTAAACTATACTACGTATGCTCGTTGTGCGGAGAGTTCGATGAGGTGTTTAATGGAGAGTACAAGTATAGCATCTTAGATGGTAACGGCGAACAAATAGCAGGCGGGTTGATAGTAATTGGCGACACGGGCGAATTTACAAAAGAAGACACAGACGTCACAGCATTCAATATTAGAGAATATGGAGAATAAACAATATCGGGCAAACTTTTCGGCGGTTAATCGCTCAATAGCATCTTACATCGTTAAACCAACGGAACGAAAACAGGGTAAAGCGTGGGTACAATGGGGAGATAGGGATAAATACCCAGCCTATTTATATGACTTGTTTTGCGAGTGTGCAACGCTTCGTGCGGTCATTGACGGCACTACGGATTATGTGTGCGGAAACGGCATACAGGCGTGTCAATTCAACAAGAAAGAAGAAGAAGAAGAAACGTTCAGAAAAATAGTCCAAAGTCAGCTGACATATGGCGGTTTTGCACTGGAGGTTATTCCAGACTCTTTCGGTAAAATATCGGAAATATATTGCCTTGACTTTAGAAATGTGCGTTGCAACGAGGAAAAGACGATGTTCTATTACGGTGAAATCAACAAAAACAACGTTGTCGCCTTACCTGCGTTTGACCAACGGAAGGCAAAAGTAGAGCACTCTATCCTAATGTACAACGGTTCAAGTCTATCTATTTATCCTCAACCTCTGTACATTGGAGCGGTTTATTCGTGTGAGATTGAGAAAAGCATATCGGAATTTCAATTGAACTCCGTAAACAACGGCTTTACAGGCTCATATTTGGTAAATTTCAATGTGCCAAGGCCAGGAGACCCTATATGCGATGAAACCGAGAGACGGTTTAACGAAAAGTTTTCGGGAAAAGAAAACGCAGGTCGTATTATGTTTAGTTGGAACGATAACAAAG